GGATTTAGAAATAAATAGGGATAAGTTTAGACGTATAAAAGAAGATACGGAGAAAAACACGAAGATAACGAGTAAGGAGCGTATTAGATTATTAGAATTATATGCAGAGCAAGAGGGTCAAGCAGAGCAAAAGATAAGAGATAAATACGCTAAAATAGATGAGGATAGAGAAAAGAAAAGATTAGCAAATATTGAAAAGCTAAATAACGACTTCTTACAGACTATTGAAAACATAGCTGAACAGAACTATCAAAATACATTATCAGACCAAGAGAGAGAATTATTAGCAGTTCAAGATAAATACTTTGCACTACAAGAGGCAGCTAAAGGTAATGCAGATGCTTTAAATGAAATAGAGATAGCGAGATTAAATGAGGAGAATAATATCAATCTTAAATACCAAGAAGAAGCATATAAAAACCAAAAGGCTTTAGATGAAAAAACTAAAAAGGATGCTTTAGATACTCAACAAACAAAAGTTAAATTTGCTAATGACGCTTTAGGTGCTATAAGTGATTTGACTACTGCCTTTGCTGGAGAAAGTGAAGAGGCACAAAAAAGAGCGTTTAAGATCAATAAAGCAATAGGTATTACACAAGCTATAATTAATACGGCTGGGGCAATTTCAGCAGCTATAAATCCAGCCGTTGGAGGTTTAGGTATTCCAGCTGGATTACCAGGCGCAGTATTAGCAGCAGCAACAGGAGCAGCACAAATAGCAACTATTGCAAAGACACAATTTGAGGGTAGTGGTGGTGATAGTGTAGATGCTCCACCAAGTTCTATTGAAGCGACACCGCCTCAATTTAATGTGGTCGGTGATAGTGGAATAAATCAACTTGCACAATTACAACAACAACCAACACAGGCCTATGTAGTTAGTGGAGAGGTAACAACAAGCCAAGCGCTTGATAGAAACAGAGTAGAAAATGCAACATTATAAAGCTAATTAAGTAATATTATTATGAGAATAATTGAATTGATCATAGACGAAAATGACGAAACAAGTGGAATCGAAGCTATTTCATTAGTAGAGCAACCAGCTATTGAAAGTAACTTTCTTGCATTGAGCAAGCAAGAAATCCAATTAAAAGAAATTGATGCTAAAAAGCAAATACTCATGGGACCAGCACTAATTCCCGACAAAAGTATATATAGGCGCTCAGAATCTGGAGATGAGTATTATATATATTTCTCAAAGCCGACAGTACGTAAAGCGTCTGAATTATTCTTTAAAAAGTCTAATCATAAAAACGCAACCTTTGAGCATAAAGATAAGATTAACGGAGTGACTATAGTGGAGAGTTGGATCGTGGAAAACAAGGACAAGGATAAAACGGCTTTATACGGCTTAGATGTTCCTGTAGGCACTTGGATGGTATCTGCAAAAATTGACGATAAAGAACTGTATGAGAAAGCACGCTCTGGAGACGTTAAAGGCTTTAGTATTGAGGGCTATTTTGCAGACAAGTATAATATGAGCGCAACTAAAAATACTGAGATTATAAGCCAACTTAAAGAGTTATTAAAATGAGCAAGAAAAAAGTTAAAAGACCAAAATCTCAAACAGGTAAATTAGGTGGAAAGAAAGCCTGTTTATGTGAGGATAATACTTACGATGCCAAGTGCTGTGATGGCTCAGTTAGGGCGCAAGGAATAGGCAATATATAAATGAATTTGCAACAAAAAAAAGTAAATAAAGTAATATATATACAAAACGGATAAAATGGATAATAGAACTATATTAAACAAAGTAAGAGAACTTTTAGGAATGGAAGTTAAACTTGAACAACGTAAATTAGAAGATGGTGTAACCATCGTTGAGGCTGATGCATTTGAGCCAGGCGCAGAAATTATGATCGTCACGGAAGATGAGCAAATGATTCCTTTGCCTGTAGGAGATTATAAAATGGAAGATGGACAAATCTTAGTAGTATCTGAAGAGGGTATTATAGCAGAAATAAAAGATGCAGAGGCAGAAGAAGAAGTTGTTGAGGAAGAAGCTAAAAAAGAAGAAGAGGAAGTTGTTGAGGAGGAAATGGCAGACGAAGCGAAGCCTGTTAAAAAGACTGTTGAGTCTATAGTTAAAGAAACATTCTTTACTGAAATCGAAAATCTGAAAAAAGAAAATGCAGAATTAAAAGCTAAACTTAAAGAGTTAAGTTCTGATCAAGTTACTGAAGAGCCTACAAATGAGGCAGAAGTATCTGAGCCTGTAGCTGAGAAAGAGGTAGAATTAGCAAGCGATGAGCCAGCAGATAAGCCTATTTCTTTTAATCCAGAAAATGTAAATAAAAAAGAAAAATTCGTATTCGGGAAAAATAGACCAAGAAATATTATGGATCGAGTTTACGAAAGAATTAATAAGTAATAAATATTTAAAATAAAATAAAATGGCAGAACCAACTATTACATCACCAACGTATGCTGGTGAATTCGCTGGCAAATATATCAGCGCGGCTTTACTATCTGCACCATCTATTGATGGAGGAGCAGTAACTGTATTGCCAAATATCAAATTTAAAGAAGTTCTTCAGAACTTAGACACAAGCGCATTGCTTGCAGATGCAACTTGCGACTTTCAAACTGATGGCGCAACTGTTACACTTACTGAAAAGGTGTTACAGGTTGAGGACTTTCAAGTTAACTTACAATTGTGTAAATCACAATTTCATTCAAATTGGCAAGCGGCAGAGATGGGGTTCTCATCTTTCGATAATCTTCCTAAATCTTTTGAAGATTATTTATTAGCATATGCGGCCTCTAAAGTTGCTCAAGAAATCGAGATAGGTTTATGGAGAGGTGCTGATGCAACTGCTGGACAGTTTGATGGATTAGTAACATTGGCCACTGCTGATGGAACTGTTAATGATGTTGTTGGTACAACTGTGACGGCCTCAAACGTAATTGATGAACTCGGAAAAATTGTAGACTCAATGAATACAAATACTAACATTTACGGTAAAGAAGATACACGCATATTCGTATCGAGAAATATCATGGCCGCTTATGTTCGCGCACTTGGAGGATTCCAGGCAACAATCGGAGCGAATGGTGTAGATAATAAAGGAACAATGTGGTACTCTAATGGTGCTGCTATTTCTTTCGATGGTATTCCTTTATTCTTAGCTGAGGGCTTGGCCGCAAATACTGCAATGGCTGCTCAAGCATCTAACTTGTACTTTGGATGCTCACTTTTAAGTGATACACAAGAGGCACGAGTAATTGACGTATCTCAGTATGACGGATCGGACAACGTGAGAGTAATCATGAGAATGGCTGCTGGAGCGCAGATTGGTGTAGGTGCTGATGTAGTTCTTTATTCATAATATTAATCAGAACGATTAAAGGGTGGGTAAAATAACCTGCCCTTTTTTGTTCACAAAACTTACAAATTATGTCATGTGACATCACAAACGGAAGAATAGAACAGTGCAAAGACTCAGTTTCTGGACTTAAGGCAATCTACTTTATTAACTATGATGATGTGGATTCTGATACAACGTATGTAACATATAACACTACTGATGGAGATGTTATAGATTCATGGGAGCCACTTGCGGCTTTGACCATGTACAAGTACGAATTAAAGTCTACGGCAAATAGCTTTACAACTACTATTAACTCATCGAGAGATAATGGAACAACATTCTTTGAACAAACTTTAGTTGCTAATCTTAAAAGACAAGATTTTGCTACACACAAAAATGTTAAACTTTTAGCTTATGGCAGACCAAGAGTAGTAGTGCGCAGTATGACTGACCAGTATTTCGTAATGGGATTAGATCAAGGCGCAGATGTTTCGGCTGGAGAAATTTCTTCGGGGGCCGCACTTGGAGATTTCAATGGGTACTCGTTGACTTTCACGGCACAAGAAGAACTCCCAGCGAACTTTTTAAATGTAGCAACGGAGGCAGAACTTGCAACGGCTTTCGCCTTTTCTGGAACAGATGCAGTAATTGAAACAACTTAGAATTCTTTTATATATTCCTTTCATAACACAAACAGAGAGGCGCTTTTATTAGCGCCTTTTTGTGTTT